TCAACTGGATCTCAAGAATAGAGATTTTTATGACGAGCTCACTCCTGAAGAACGCAAGAAGTTTTCAACGTTCTTGATGATTCGCTGGAGCTCTGCTGTGCAAGTAGGCAATTCATCTAGAGACAAAAATATAGAACAATATTATTTGCAATCTTGTAATGAAAATCTCAACAAGCATTTTTTTGCCATCAGCAAACATCCCAAATTGCAATGGCTGTTGGCCACCACAGCTGGGCCAGGCGAAGGAGTATTTAGACATCCGTGGATTGCGCCCAAAAAGAAAGTGGCAGGTGCTAGTGCCAAACGCAAAGCATTGGTAGCAATGTATCCGCACTACAAAGACGACGAGATAGAAGTAATGATGCAGATTGTGTCAGACAAAGAAATTAAACAATACATTAAAGACTCCGGCGAAGATCCCAAATGACTCAATGTCAATTCTGCAAGAAAGATTTTATCAAAGAAACTTCTTTGGCGGTGCATGTGTGTGAGCCCAAACGGCGCAGGCAGGAGCGAGCAGAGCGTGGTGTAGAATTAGGCTTTCAAGCCTACATACGATTTTATGAGATGAGTCAAGGATCAGCCCGGCTTAAGACCTTTGATGATTTTGCAGACTCACCTTACTATCGTGCGTTTGTGAAGTTTGGACGCTATTGTGTAAGCACAAGAACAATCAATCCCAAACAGTTTCTTGAGTGGCTGTTGAAGAACAACAAAAAGATTGATCGTTGGGCAAGTGATCAACTGTATACAGAATATCTCATACAGCATTTGCCCGTGGAGAATGTGAACGATGCATTGGCACGAGCAGTGGAGTTTGGCATGGACTGGGCAGAAAAGAATTCAGCACAGCCACAGGACTGTTTGAGATACGGCAGCACTCCAGCCATGTGCTATGCAGTCACAACAGGTAGGATATCACCTTGGGTGATTTACAATTCAGAGTCTGGACAACAGTTCTTGGGTGAACTCTCTCCTGATCAGATCAGCATGGTATGGCCTTACATTGACTCAGATGTGTGGCAGAAAAAGTTTCACAACTATCCTGCTGATCAGGAATACGCCAAAGACATATTGAGCAAGGCAGGGTGGTAACATGGCAACAGTAATCTTTTTAACGCTGGTACTTTTGCAGATCAAGCACTGGTACATTGACTTTGTGGATCAAAGCATGACAGAAGTCAATCACAAAGGCATTTACGGACACTGGTTGGGCATGCGACACAGTCTCAAACAAGGCATTGGCACCGCCGCCTGTGTAGGATTGGTAGTAGGTCCCGCATATTGGCCAGCCAGCATAATGATGGGTGTGATAGACGCTGTGTCTCACTATCACATTGATTGGGCCAAAATGAACTGGGGCAATCGAGACCTTCAGAATCCCAGCTTTTGGGCACACTTAGGCCTGGATCAGATGGCACATCAGTTGACTTACATTGGCCTTGTGGCTATAATTGCATTATGATTAGAAATATTAGCGGTAGCAAATACATTCAAGTGGCAGGTGGCATGAGCACCAATCCATACATCAACCCAAGTGCCAGCGGAGCAGGCATGGTGCGGTGGAGCGCCAGCATGAACTGTTTGGAAATTAATGATGGCAACTCCTGGCAACAGCTTCACGCATCACATCCTATGATTTCACTCTCATCAGACGCCGAAACCCTGTTGGATTGGGCGCGAGCCAAGCGTGATGAAGAATGGCGCATTGCTGCCAAGGCAGCCGAGCATCCCACAGTGGCAGATGCCTTGGCAGCAATGCAACTGGCCCGAGAAAAACTGCAAGTGGTGATTGCACTTTGTGACACTGACTCAAAATGATTGTGTACAGCAACAGCGATAGTTATGGAGTAATGAGCACAGGATTGCGATACTCTGAATTTTTAGCACAATCACTAAATGCAAAGTCTGTCAATGGTGGCAAAGGAGGCTGTTGCAATCAGCGAATATTTAGAACCACTGTTAGAGATTTGTTAAAATTGAGACAACAAACCAATGAACCTATTTTGTGTTTGTTATGTCTTGGATCATTGATTAGAGGTGAGTGGTGGAATGAAGCAAAACGTCTACTACCAAATGAAACAGATGGACATTTTGAAAGTTTTCAAATACACGGAGTTGATTCTCTTAACCATCCTGCTCGTGCTTACATGGATCAATGGTACCGAGTTTACAATGATGAAGCAGTTCAAACTGATCTAATGTTGCAATTAACTTTGTTGACATCTTGGTTAACTAACAATAATATTGAATACATTTTATTTGCTGGCAACAATCTTACATACAAACAGATAGACTACAATGATGTGTTTTTAAAAGATTTTGCAACACCAATTTTTGCAGATAAAAATATTTTAAATTTAAACAATTTTTCATTTGTAACATATTGCTTAGAACAAGGCCATAAACCGTTTGATCATGATCAATGGAAAGACAACGGTCATCACGGAGAACCTGCTCATAGAGATTTTGCAAATTTTTTACTAGAATTATATCATGAGCGCAGACATTGACATTGATGTGCCGGACAGAACGGCTGTGTTGAAATTGATTCAGCATACTGCCGCACGGCAATGGCATCAAGGTCAAGTGCGCAGACACAATTCAGGCATTTACGTTACAGACATTCCTAGAGACATACCCAATGAGTGTGCAGCCATTGACTATGAATCAGCAGAACAGCGTGGATACTTCAAGATAGATCTGTTGAACATGAGTGTGTATCAGCTGATCCGTGATCCTACACACTATGCAGAAATGTTGGCAGCCGCACCGCCTTGGCAAAGACTATGGACAGATACTGCTTGGGTCAGCCAACTGGTGCATGTGGGTAACTACACAGACCTAATGTTGTCAATGCGTCCAGATTCTATTCCAAGAATGGCAGCATTTATTTCAGTTATTCGTCCGGGCAAAGCACACCTGCAGAATCGCTCTTGGACAGAAGTGTTTGCCGAAGTGTGGAACGGCGACGACTCACGCGGATACACATTTAAAAAAAGCCACGCAGTTTCCTACGCGGCTTTGGTGGCATTACACATGAATTTGCTCAATCAAGACGCCGCACAAGGGTGATTGATTTTCGTTTGCTTTTCTTTCGAGCAATGTCCATCAAACTGCAAGCCGGACCGTGTAAAATTTCTAGATCTTTGTTGGAGAATGTGCGTAAGGTAGGGCGAAATTGGTCCCACTCGCCGCGCAGGAATATGTTTATGGGTATGCTTCTATTGCTTTCCCACCACCAGGTGGCTGCTAATTCTAAATATTCTAGCTTGGCATCCTGAGTTAACACAGCACCGAAATCATAAATGGTTGTGACAGCATCATCTTTGTTTTGTACCACACCCACATATTCTTCATTGGCGTACATGCACAGTGTTATAAACGGATATTTCACCGCTAGTTTTTGAAAGATATCATTGCCCATCGGTGATATTTATGGTCACAATTTGGAAGTGCAGTTAAATAGAAATATGATATGCACACATTATTTGTCCCGCAACTACCATCCTGCACTAGAGAGTTTTTTTGAAAACTATAAAGCATTCAAGAAGAAACAAACATTTGAAAACAGCACACAAGACCAAGAAATTAAGTTGCGGGCATTTTTCTACGATGACATAGAACACATTAACGCTTGCCCAGACAAGGTAGTGATAATTGATTCACTACACGAAGGGCATTTTACATCTAGCCTCAGCTACAGCATGTACGATAAATCCAAGCATTACATAATATTCACCAATTGGTTTGATCAAGAAAAATTTACTCTTCCAATCAATTACACTCCAGTTTGGCACAACTATTTTTTGTTTGATATTGCCCAACAATATTACACTCACAATCAGTGGTATTTTTACACTGATAAAATTTACAACTTTGAACTGCCTAAACCTTGTTTATTTGCACACATAAGCAATTCTGACCGTACACATCGAAATGTCATTAGAGATAGGCTTGTCAATGATCTAGACTCCAATGATTTTATTTTTAGATATCAAGGTATAGATAGTGGAAGAAACATCAATGGCATAGATATTGTATCAACAGGAATGGATATAGTATCGCAATTTAATAATAAGTATGTTGAACGAGATGTGTATTGGAGAACATACAGTAGTGAAGTTTACAATATGGCGCATTTTCATCTTGTTCTTGAATCTTATTTTGACTCTACTGTGCATGCTGGATTTCTTATATCTGAAAAAACCGTAAAACCATTGCTTGTTGGGCAACCATTTGTGATAGCAGCCGTTCCAGGATTTTTAAAATATTTAAAATCACTGGGGTTTTATACATTTGACTCATTGTGGGACGAAAGCTATGATCAGGAAACTGATGATCATACAAGATCAAACATGATTGCAGATCTTTGTGTCAAATTGAAAGATTTTGATTGGGAAAACAATCAAACAAAACTACAAAACATTTGCAATCTTAATCGGTTAAATTTCCTTAATATATCTAAACTTGCTGAACAAGAGTTTGTTCAGTACGAAAATGCGTTAAAAATTTTGCCAATTTTGTCCTAAATTTTTGTTGCTAAATAGTGAATGTATTCGACCACCATCTATCTTTATCAGCAAATTACCAAAGTCTTGTTAGTTGACACCAGTGGTGGATATTTTACAGCGAGGTACGATCCAGTGTATGCAAAACAATTAACCGTTAACAAAGGCGTAGATAACGTTCTACTGTTTGAATTTATCAATCAAGAGGAAAAGCCCGTGAACATCACAGGCAGTAGTTTTGTGTTTAGATTGATGAATCAAACTGGCGATCAGCTCTTGGTTGAAAAACCCATGGTCACACTCAGTGCCACGCTGGGCAGAGTAAAAGTGGTGCTAGACAATGCGGATACCATCAATATCACAGCACAGCCAGGCAGTTACAGTATACAACGCACCGCGGGCGACTATGTGCAGGCAGCGTATGTGGATGCTAACTCGAGTGCTAGAGCGGATTGCAACATTGTGAATTCGGTGTTTCCTGCATTTGTGCCCAGTGAAATGTTGACCATTCCCACTATCTACGGCAAAGCACAACAACTAGTGCCTGGCCCCACAAACTGGCCAGACTGGGCATTGTACCCGCAACCTGTGAATACCACACAGCTTACCGAATTCTTTTCAAGCCATATTCCCACAAATGGCCAAAGTTTAACCACAGTCAAAATGGACCTGGATCACTTTACTGGAACCATCAAATTCCAAGCAGCAGATACTTACGAATCAGTTTGGTATGATGTTACCAGTGCTTGGCAATATTATGATGAAACTTCTACCCAGTATTATAATGTGGTAGGGT